TTAGTGCAGGTTCAGACACCGAGTAGTCTGATATGGCTGAGGATTCGCCAGCTTCCGCACGGGAGACGCCCTTAGGAGTTAGGACCTTGGGACGAAGCCCACGACCACCCTCCTTCTTTGGAGTAAATAACAACTTCTGTTTTTCAGGAATACTATTAATATTAAAAGCTTTACCAGCTAAGCGGTAGATCTCTGCCTTAGTTGTCTCTAGTTGTAGTTCTAGATTGGCCTTAAGCTTGGTTAACTCATCTACATCAATGTCTGCGCCACGAAGTTCCATATTACAGATAACATCAAGCACATCCATCTCAAGATTAAACACTCCACGAAGATTATCTGTGGTTAGTTGGTCTGAGTACTTGATCCATAGTTTCCAAGTCCATTCGGCATCTAGAGCAGCATAGGTAGCCACCTCATCGAAAGAGTACTTCTCAACTTCTTTACCTACACCCTTTACCATATGGTACCCAAACTCACGCTGTAGGCAATCATCAAGGCCTAAGTTATGGTGATTCTGTGTGTTAAGAATGAACGCAGCGTTAAGAGTACATGCGTATGGTTGAGTAGGTAAGTGCCCTAAATACTTTGTAACACTTTGTAAATCAAACTTTAAGTTGTGACCGATCTTAGTCTTGTCACTCATGAATAAAGGCTTTAAGGCCTTAAATACTTCTCCGGGCATTAACTGCTCTGGGGCTTCGGAGAAAATCTTTGTAGCCTTACGCTCATCTTTACTGTAATCAGATGGTCGAAGAGCCAACCCTTTTACAATACGATCTTGTGCTGAGGGTAGCAGCGGATAGTCGGTATGTTTATAGTCACCGTTAGGGTGCCCCATAGGAATAACATCTACACGATCATAAGTAGCAAGTGCAATCCAAACAACAATATTTTGACGTGGGTCACCTCGGTGATCACCTACAGTTTCCACGTCAAAGGTAAATGCGTCGACTGCATCATAGGCAGCAACAAGTTCTGCAAGTTGTTCTGAGGTCGTAACGATGTTCATAGATCTCCTTAAGAGGAGGTTAAGGGCCCGTAGAAAGGAGGTCAAAAACCGGGCCCTTAACCAATGGGTTAGTTAGTTACCTGCTGCAATTTCACGAGCAATCTCTGCAAGCTCTGCCTTGGTTGAAGTATGGAGAGCTTCAGGCCCAAGTGGCTTTAGAGTTTTTACTAGCTCGGATGCTGCAACGGGATCGATTTCCCATTCTTCAGCGAGGTCGCGTTCCTTTACAGGAACTAACGAGTAAGAAGTCTTAGTACCTTGACCAGACTTACTTACTGCCCAATACATGTCAGGACGATTAAGAGGGCCTGTCTTCGCATTCGAAGCAAGCTTCTCTAACTGACCGCATAGGCGGACCCCAACGATCATTAGTTGAGTTTGTGGTTCTTCATCAGAAAGGTTTAACACAGTAAAGGCAAACTTCTGATCTGGTTTGCTGCCTACCTCGATTAGTGGATCTCCCTCACCGATACTGATAAATGATTTCTTACCAGGACGGTTGACCCAGTGTTGCATAAAGGTCATAGGATCTTCCGAGATAAACTTAATAAGCTGAACATCTTCATCAAACTTGAAGTCAGTTGCGAAAGTTTTTGTTGATTTTGCTACTGCTTTTTTAGCAGCATTCCATCCGGTTTGAATTACAGATGAACGAGCTGGAGCCTCGTTTTCATCTTCCGGAACGAATAAAGATTCATCTAGAATCTCTTCGGGTGTGGTATCCGCAGTATAAGAATCTACATTTGGTGCGGACTTGATGCGTAGTGAAGCGCTCATTGGCGTTCCTTTCGGTCAGTGGATCATTGGTCATTGGTCAGTTTGTTTCTTGCGTATGAATCTTAGTCCAGTTCTCCATAAGTTCTATGGAGAGATCTGGATGTCGATTCCAATCAATACGTGCAACCCCGATAAGGCCACGCGATTGAAAGCTTTTGATAGTTGACTCAATTATTGCTCTGCTGTACATCCGCCAACCTGGCTTCTTTACACCTTTTACAACAATAGACTTTAGCCGGTACGGCGCACGAGGTATATAACCTTTACGCTCCCAAAGTCGTAGAGTAACTAACGGTCGTTCTAGTGCCTGGCACAAAGACCCGGCACTATATAATTCTACCATACTTCCGTTAGGTAGCGTTTTTACCTGAGGATTTGCATCCCAGGAACCTTCTTCAGTTGGTTTTTTCTTTTTAGCTTTTGGATCAACAGGCCGACGTTTCTTTTTAGAACCTGGATAGTAATCATCCAGTGAACTAAACATCTTGTCTACTGCATCATCCATTTTTACACCTTACTTGTTAAGAAAGCCCAACTAATCTTCTTAGGAAACATTTTATCAATATCTTCTTCAGAAAGCAAACCGTCGTACAGACAAGCCATAACTTCTGACTCATCTAATACTGGTACCATCTTATAGCACCGGTCTGACAAACCTTTTTCTCCAAGAATTGATGTTGCTTCTTCTTCGTCAAGAGTTTGTGAAACTTTACGTTGTCGCTGTAGCGAGGTGTAACCCTCTACTTCCTCCGGAAGAGAAATCCAAAGGTGGCCTTTTTCATCAGGAGTTCCCTCAGAATCAACTAACTCAGTTAGCTCGGCCTTAATAGTAGACTGTTCTTTTGTTAGGTCTTCAATACGAGACCTTAAATGTATATACGTTCTAACCTTAGAGAGCAGGCTATCTGGCTCTTTAGGTGTTTCTTTTTGAATAACGATTGGCATCTTTATCCCCCTTATACTTCTATTATAGAGGGTTATTCTGCTGAATGCAAATCCAGTCCTACATACTCTCGTAGGGCGGTAATAAGAACATCTGTGAGGGTTCTTTCCTCAATAGCTGCCTTCTCTTTTGCGGCAGCCCAGAGTTCCTCTGAGACCCGAATAGTGCGGGTAGGTGTCTTAGGTGCGTTAGGCATAAGGTCAAGTTTAGACATAAATCTCCTGTAAAAAAGCTTTAAGACTGCCCACATTTAACGCTACGCCACCCTTATCATCAATTCCTTCGCCGTCTACTACAGCATTTGCTATAGCATTCTTCTGTTGGAGGAGGGAGTGCTGTCGTTCTTCGATGGACCCAGCCATTAAAATATCTTGGATTACGATTCGTTTCCAGGTGCTGGAGGCTCTTCGGATTCGTCCATTACGTTGAACAGCGAGTCCGGCATTCCACGGAAGATCGTAGTTAATAAGTAAATTAGCTTGAGGTAAATCCACGCCATAACCACCAGCATCGCTGCTGATAAGGATCCTACACGCAGGGTTCGTTTGAAATCGTACTTTGGCATCTTCTTTTTCCTTTGCATTCATTTGTCCCGTGTAGGTCTCAGAAGGATACTCTAATGCACCCTTAATAAGGTCTACCATCTTTACATAACTTGTAAATATTACTAGCTTATTTTCATCAGATTCTTCTAAAAAGTTTACTGCGTACTCTTTAAGAACATTAAGTTTTGGTGTCTTAAAGTTACCGTCTAAGTGGCCGGCACCTAATAGCTCTGAGGCGTACTTAGATCCTTTTCCTAATCCTGGTTGGTAAAGACTTCCGGAAATTTTAACAAGTTCCGGGTGGTCACACAGCATTCTTAACGAAGTAAGCTTTGCCATAATCTTACCCTTTAATTCGCCTTTGTAGCCTGACCCAGAGTCTTGATGTCCGTAGTGGGCAAAGATATCAAAGGCGGACCCAAAAGCGTCTACAGCCTCATCTAGGTCGTTTAAAAGGTCATTCTTGATCCTGTTGTACAATTTAATACTTGCAGTATCAAACGGTACAAGAATAGGTTCAGCAAAGATTGAATCAGGCAAGTACGGAGCTACGTCCTCATCTGTTTGACGTTTACGTACTGCTGCCGTACTAAGCGACTTATTAAGTGTGGGTAGGTTTCTATAGCGCTCTACGCCACCAAAGTGGTTACGAACAATAAAGGTTTTATCAAATAGGTCAAAGCGACCTAAAACTTTTTGATCCACAAACTGCATGATGCTATAGAGTTCTTCGGGCTTACCGTTCTCAATAGGTGTGCCGGTTAGCGCAAAACGCACACCGCTCTCTAACTTCTTTACGTATTTAGATCGCTTTGATCGGAAACTTTTGATAGCGGTCGCTTCGTCGCAGACAATGAATCCTGTAGGGAGATGTCGTATTTGCTCCCAGTCATTAACAACTTGCTCATAGTTAACAATGATGTGACTGTAATTCCCCGATAAGGCATCTTCATATTGTTGCGCTCTTTGTTTGGGCGTCCCATCAATGACCAAAGGAGTTCCACCATCTGTAAATTTCCTTATCTGCTCTGCCCATTGATATTTTAAACTAGACAAGCATATTACCAGACCAGGCTCCTGTATGTCAAGTTCTTCTAGGGCAGCAATTGTCAGGACAGTCTTACCCAAACCAAGGTCGTAGGCTACAAGCATCTTCTTGCGTGCCACCATAGCCTCTACGGCTTCGACTTGGTAAGGTAAGAGCGTCCCAGTGAACATTAAACCAGCAGACCCTGCACTCTAGTAGTAACTAGCTGCTCAAGGTCTTCAATAGACCCATTGTTTGCAAATATTTGATTTACTGGGTAGTTGTCCAAATCATGCTCTGACACATGGTTATTTACAGCAGCAATACCGGTACGTTTAATACGCCAGATCTGAGCAGGGTTGCCACTAAATTGACCCCATAGGTTTATGTTGTCAGCCTCATTGGTAAACCTAACGTCTGTAATAACTACATTAGAAGATAGATCAATTGTTTTTAAAGATTCTGCGATCCAGAACTCTTCCCCAAATACTTTACGGGCGCCTACTCCTAAGTCCTGCAGTAGTCGTCGTACCTGCGGCTCTTGCTTAGCGGCATCCCACCCAACAAGATCTACAAGATCTTTTAAGTACCCGGAAGGACTGCACCCAACCATGGGGTTTACCTCATACAAAAATTCACGAATCTTATCAGCAAAAGCAACACGTGTAAACCCGTGCTTAGATACTAAAATAGAAGCGACCGTATCTTTACCTGACTGTGCGTAGCCTGTTAATCCTATAATCATGCGAAAGCCCTCTCTCCAAACACTGAATGTTTAGCGGTTACTAAACCCTCTCGTACCTCATGCTCTGGCATATCGCCAATGTCCTTGTACTCACTATCCCCGTAGTTGAAGAAGTAGCACTCAAGACCTGCCTTCTTAGAGTAGGCGAGCATTTCATGAGAAGCTTTTAGCCCCGCACTATCTATTCTAGCATTATCAAATGCGATAATCAATTTGTCAGCTTGTCTCATAAGATGCCGTTGAACATCGCTGATAGAAGCACCAAACGTTGAGACCCCACCTTCAATTCCCAATGATGAGAGCCTGACTACATCTAAAGGAGACTCAACTACAATCATAGTTCCTTTAGTCCAGGCGTCTAAACCAAATAAAGTCTGTGACTTCTGAACTCCGGTAGGGCGGTTTCTAAAGTATCGGTTTGTCTGCCCCTTCTCCTGCCAACCCCACAACTTGTTATCAGTTGGGTTACGGATAGGAGTGATCCAAGAACTCTTTTGTAAGTCCCATTTTACACCGTGCTTGACACACCCATCAGCGGTAATACCGCGTGCTTCTAGCGCCCACTCTGGTGGAATGCTTTCAAACACTGCAAGGCGAGCTTCGCTCATTTCAATAACTGAAGGTGCGTAATAGTAAGACTCTTTAGCGCTCTCAAGCTGTTTAGCGAGGAGCTCAAAGTTGACTTCAATGTTACTTCGAAGCCACTCTTTAGCCGCCTCAAAATCAAGCCGTCCCCACTTAGATTCAAACTCATTTACTTCTGCGACAAGAGTAAACAAGTTACCTTTGTAGCCGCAGGAGAAACAGTGGTGCACACCGGTGTCAGCATTGATAGACCACGAAGGATTTGAATCCTGACGGCCGGTGCGCTCAAGGTGCATAGGGCATAGCCCTACAAGTTCGTTATTTCTTTGTGAGACCTCAATGCCCATACGAAGCAAAGCGGTTTCTACATCACCCTCACGATACATTAGTCCTCCAAACCTATGTTAACTCCAGGCATTGGTGCTGTAGCAATAGATCCGCACTCAATACATTCCATATCTGAAAAGTAAGTTACTATACTGCCTTCTTCATCCCAGCTTACTTTTAAGTTCCATACATAGCAACCGCACACACAGGTCATCGTAGGTTGTCCACGAAGATCCATAGCGCTTGTGTAATCTGGCTTAGCGTCATTAATGTCTTTCATCTCTTATCTCCTTTCTTTCTTTAGGGGTAGTTCCTGCCCATATACCGTCAAGATCTACGATAGGAACTGCGTATTCAAAACAAGTATCAAGCATCCAGCAATCTTTACAGACCGCCTTAGCTTTTGCCACCGCATCTACATCGTCGTACTTATCTGGAAAAAAGATCTCCGGATCCGCATCTAGGCAAAGCTGCGTACCATTAAAAGGATTGTGTTGGATTAAAAGATCCATATTCCTGAAACTTCCCCTCTTCCCAGTCCCAAAGCAGGTCAACGGATGCTGGCCCACAGTTACGGCTTGCTACGATTCTTAGTTCACGAGTTGTGTCGTCTTCTTCGTCCTGCTTCTGTAGTCCAAGGATTACATCTGAATCCTGGAAGAACGATGACGAGTAACCAATAGAGTCAGCAGACACTTGGCGTTTCTTCATCTTCCAAAGCAATACCTGGGTAGAGATAACTACTGGGAGCTCATACTTCTGAGCTAAGCGTTTTAGACTGCGTGTGATATTAGTCAGGGCCTGTGGAGTATTTGACTCTCCGGTAGACTCATCAACCATAAGATACACACCATCTACAAACACTACATTTGGTCGAAGCTTTTCAATCTTCGCAGCAAGACCTGTAACAGTCATTGCTGAAGTAGAGTCAGTAAGATAGAACTTATGCATTTCTGCCATCTTCTCAAGCGTTTCTTTATAGCGCTTCTCTTCATCTACATGAAGCTTTCCCCGAGTAAGCCTAGAGTGGGCAATGTGAGCACGCATAGCATCGTGACGATGTTGCTGCTCAATGTTGCTCATCTCAAAGGATTGGAACATCGGAACAAACCCGTCTTCGTGAATGTTGACCGCAACCTGCAACGCCAGAACAGACTTACCTGTCTTAGGTGGTGCAATGATAGTAATTAACTGTCCTGGTTGTAGTCCTGCAGTTGCTTCGTCAATAGTCTTAAAGCCTGTAGCAAGACCGAGTAAACCGTTTGGACGAGTCTTTATAGCAAGATACTCATCAAAACGACCCATGGCATTCTTAGTAAGATCTATATCGGTACTGGTGCCGGCGTTCTCATCATAGATTGTTGAGACACCCTTAGACATCGCAGCAATAGCAGCGTCGTGGTTTCCTTCTGAGATAAACTCAGCAGCGTCCTGCACGACTTCAATTGTCTTTTGTCGTTTACGGTAATCTACTAACTGGTCTACTAAATACTCTAGAGAGTCTTCGACAGCTAGTAGTCGGTACATAGGGAAGTTATCCTTGACCGTTACGGCTGTAGGAACTTCTTGGTACCTAGTCCAGTGTGTACGGATGAACTTCCACATGGCGCGGTTCTCATCCACAAAGAACCAGCTGTCATCTACCCCAGCCTCTAGGGCAGGGGTCAACTCCCTAGTTCTAATTATTCTGGAGAGTAATCTCTCTTCATTATCTGCTGCCACCGGCTGCCCCCATATCTAAATACCAATGCCCATAACGTAGCCCACGTTCGGGTATATCAATCACGTGCTTTAACTCTGGTCTGTATGGTAACTCTGCAACAAGATCTGCAGGAACCATGTAAGCTTTTGAATAATTAAAAGGATTGGTTCCAAGATTATCTAGATCTTCAAGAACTTCGTCCATCTCTTTTTGAGAGAACCCGTACCCTACTAATTCTAACGTGTAGGAATAGGTTTCTGCAAATCGCCAGAATAAAGAGAGCGACTGTCTATTGTACGTAACTTCTTCACCACTAACCGCCACACCAAATACCTTTTTAAATGTGGGCCTGCGATTAAGAATGCAGTCCAAAGTAACCACAACCCGCATAGGAATTTCATTTGATATATCGCCCCCTTTCACCTTTACAGTACTTCGATCTTGCCGTACTTTAATAAGATCTCCCGAAAAGCTATCGGGTCTTCTAAAGCGTTGGTAGTTTCAAAGCGAGATACCTTGTTAGATATCTCGACAGGATAAACACCGCCGTTGTTATTCATTCGTTCCCTAACGAAGGTTGAGTGCTTACACGAGTTGCGTGTGTTAAAGCCTAAGCAGTTGCAGCGCAGCTTTAGGTTACCGGTGTTAACATGCACTTCGTGCACACCAGTATCGGAAAGAAAGATCTGCGTAACTTGCCATCTATTCATTGCTGTCTCTTTCATAGTCTTCGTCGGTCTCCCTTATCTGATTTTACCTCAATTGGTACGAAAGCTTCATAGGCAAAGCTCCCCATTGCTTCTCCGTACTGACTAGCCCAGTTTTTAAGTGGAACGTTTGTAGTTACAATTGTTGGCAGTCCTGCGTTAAACCTTGAACGCAATAATGCGTCAAATGTGTTCTCTGCCCACCCTGTTGAAGTTCTGTATTCTTTTCCTAGATCATCTAGGATAAAAACTTCAACACTTTGTTTTGTATCTCCATAAATACGATCAATGAACGACTCGGCGTCCTCATCAGAACCCCAAGAGGCTTTTTGATATCGTAAGAACTTTGGGTAGTCCATAAACAACCCCGGCTGTTTTGTCTCAAATGGCATCGACCGAATCAGCTCCTGAAGGGCCACAGAGGCCAGGGTGGTCTTGCCGTGACCTGGTAACCCTACTAGCATGATGCCAAGGCCGCTAGAGGGGCTTCCAGGGCTTTTAATGACCATTCCAGAGCTGACTGTCTCCACCCAGGATTTGACTAACTCCACTGCAGGGCCATTGTCCAAGTCTGAAAGCTCTTTGCCCAAGGTCTTTATTGGAAGACCTGCGTTTAGGATACGGTGTCGTACAGATGGGGCTAGTCCGCTTAAGTCGTACATTATTCGCCTCCAAGTAGTTTGAGCATCTTCTCCTGATGATTTGTAAAGTCATCATCTGAGTATTCAGGCTCAGACGAACGATTCACAATCCCATGGACTGTCTGATAGTACGCAAAGAATCTTTGCCACAACGGTTTGCCAATTCCGGTGTCGTGTAAATTACGAGTGTCCTCAAAGAACATACGCATAGCTTTTAGCAAAGATATGCGCTGAACACCTTCACCAACCTTCTTATTGATCCAGGTAGCCACGTATCGAGAGTTGACTTGATCGGGCGTATTGGGCACAGCCTGCTTAACTAGGTCGTAGAACTCTGCCACGAGATCATTGGTAGACCAGAGATCTTCTGGAGTGTCAATACGGTTACGGCCAGCGTTCTCTGCCTTAGTAGGCTTGTACTTAGCATTGAGACGAGCCTGGCGGTCTACGACCTTGCCTACAGCACCAGCATCGCTGTCCTCAATCTGAGCACCGAACTTTTTCTTAGGGGTTTCTTTTTCCCCATCGAGATCCCATCCCATAACTTCCTCCTTAAGGGGCGCAGCCCCTATAGTTAAAGATACGTTAGTATCTTTAACTATATTAGTACTAGTGATTAAGCTACTAGCTATACCACTGTATAGATGCCCTGAAAATCCGTTTGAAGTCTCCCCCACGAATTTCTTAGCTGATTCTGTAAATTTGTACTGCATTCGCCATGAGTTGCCGATCTTGACTCGGACAGACTTAACGTAGTTAGAGTCCTTGAGTTCGTTTAGGGCAGCAAGAATTGCATCCCGACCTTCCGGGACTTCTTTGCTTTGCCATAGTTCATCGGCCGAAAGTACTCGGCCCTTCTCTACATAGTAGTAGAACAGTGATCTTGCTCTTAGAGATAACTTTGGATTTAAAATTGGTTTTATCATTTAATCCTCCTATCTCTATTTTAGCGCTTATCTATCCTCTTTGGCAAACCGCGCATTTCACGCGCTGAGTTTCCGATAAAAAGCTGCTCAACAAGTAGTGATAGTGTTAACCCAATAAATGTTGTGGCAAGGGTATACGCAAGCATATGCGCAATTGAGACTTGAAAGTTAAAACAAAATAACATACCGATGATAAGTGCGGCCAGCCCTCTAAACTTTCCTAGAGGACGGAGCAACCCTTCAACTGCAGTTAATATACATGCTGTCGCTAACGACGAGATAATTACTATGTCCATGTATAGATTCTACTGTCTAAAGACAACCCTGTCAATGTCGAAGCTTTGGGCTGCAGTATAAGTGGCAGATGTGTACGAAACTGTAAGGATTGCATAAGCTGCGCCAGCAATAGTATTAGAAGGAAATGACTTAGCTAGGTAAGTCCAGCGATTAGCAACGCTTATAGTAGCGGTGTTAGCACGGCCACCAGTTGTAGTCACATCTGTTCCGCTAACTAATACTTCATCAATAACTCTTTGGCTAGCCGCACTGAATACCCCATCAGGGTATGAGTACACATTTACAACTGCTCCCGAAGAATCATAGAAGTCTACCTTTAAGGTGTAGGTTCCTAAAGCTGTTGTAGAGCGAAGCGCTACTGACGCATAGTACCCGGCATTAGGGGCCAAAAATATTTCGTCTGTTGATAACCCAAACGTTGCCGTACCATTTACAGATACCGCATGACAGTACGCCATACCTTGAGTAGCAGTGTCATCAGACAAAGAGCCTTGAGTAACAACGCGTGTAAGAGTAGCATTAGTACCTTGCCAGGATCCCAAACTCAATTCAAAAGAACTAGAGGGAATTAGCGATTCTGTAAGATCTTGGTATGTAAGTCCATAAAGACCTGGAAGAATAGACCAACTACTGCCTTTAGGAAGATAGGATGGTAGTGTCGCCTCTAATCGAGAAAGCTTAGTTCGATAGTTATGGAGGTAAAGGCCTAAACTCGCACCGGCATTTTCAGAGATAACCGCCCACATATTTTTTGATGTGGTAAGCGGATTTACTAACTCTATAGTAGAAGTGTCTCCCTTATCAACAAAAGAACTTGGTGTGAGGCCATACTGTACTTGAACACCATCGATGTGAAATTTTGTTCCACCAGTCGCAGTGATAGTAAGGGGAACAGTAGTTTGCCCAGCAACTAGTTGCTCAACCTTAGATATTCTTGTCCAAAGATTTTCACCAGAAGCGGGGACAGTAAAAGTTTTAGAGTTTAAAGTGTATGTTCCAGTAGTACTTCGAACGTAAGCAGAGATCACAATGTCTTCTCCGCCTAAAGCAGTGTTAGGAAGATACGCCGTTGTGCTTACCGAACCTGTTGTAGTGTAGGTTGCTTTACCAAAGTAACCTCCGAATAAAGGTACGTAGGTTGAGTCGGTAGCTACTCTAGTTAATGTTGTTCCTGCAGCAGCAGTCCATCCGGTAGTGTTGTCTTGAAAAGATGAGTTTGGTACGTAATTATACTTTGTAGTAATTTCCCAACGACAATCGTTAGGTGCGTAGTACGTGTCTAGTACAGGGCTATCAGGTACCACACCACCATCACCTGAGAAGTACCTACTATTAGTAAGTCCGCGTTCTACAATGCACCCGTCAATCCAGAATTGGTCACCAGAAGAACTATTAGGAAAATAAAGAGACACTTTAGCTAGAGGCATGCCCGCATCTTTACTGTACGGAGGAGCTAATGCAGACACACTTATTTGCACTCCTTCATCCGTTTCTAGTTCTACAGGGTCGGAGTCAATAAAGTATGGGTCTTCAGGATAGTAGTCCCCATCTTCATCTGTAAGAATATCTACTTGGTTTTCTAGGGTTAGTTGGCTCGAGAACTCAATACGTGCTACAGCATCCTGGGCAGAAGACCCTACAACATAGGAACCAAATGTATACTCAGTCCCTGGGATAATAGGGAACCAGTCAGAGATTATTGCAGCTGAAGTAGTAGACGCAGTTAATAGCGCGGCTGCATCTCCGTGTACTAGGGCGCTGGTTTTTGTGGTGTCTAGGGAAAGGTCGCCATTTAAACTAGACCAAGAAGATGTTCCGTATTCAAAGCTAGAGTTTAGTAAGTAGTTAGTGCGCTCCCCCTGTACGTACACATTTATACGACGAGCATCTTGAAACTCTAGGCTTTTATTAGCTTCTGCAAATTGCAGCATATCTAACCCAAAACTTGCAGCAGTTGCGCTGCTAGGGTCTATGACAATTTCTAGAGCGGCGTATACCGAATTACGTGGAGACATTATTCCAGTACGTCCAGAGTCTGACGGACTTACGAATTCTAACCAACTACCCTCGGCTGTAGTTACTGTAGTTCCATAAGAGGTGCTAGAAATTAATGCTCCAGTTCCGTTGTACCAATGGATCTTAGTTTTTACGTCCGCAGATACTCCTGATTGAAGTTGTGTAACTTGTCCACTGAATACATACCGAGTAAGCTCAGAGATAGGTACACCATAAAGAATAGGGCTTTGACTAGTAGAGGGCAGCAAGAGCGTTACTGGAGAACTTGAAGAAGTACTAAGTTTTCCAAAAGCTACTTTTCTTGGTTGGAAAACACGGTCGTACAATACACTGACAGGGGTTGCTAAACTTTCGTCAACATAAGTTGTGGAAACAAAAGTACCAGAACCGGCAGACCAACGACCAATAGACTCTTCAAATGAGGAGTCATCATAATCAAGCATTAAGTTATGCCCTACGATAACGTCATCTGCCCAATGTGTTAGCGCTGTTACGTACGTGCTTACTCCGGTAGTTGTGCCTTTGTAAGAATTAATGATGTGTCCGGTAGCCGCTAAAGTTCTATGGTATTGATCACCAAGAGCGGGCTCTACTGTAAACCCTAAGTCTGTAACTTTAGATTCTAACAAAGAAGACTGCACAAAGGAGGGGTTATTTTGTAGCCCTAAAAGATACGCTTCAACACGAAGCTTATCGTAAATAAATGTAAAGGCCCCTAGCATTGTTACTAAACTATCAGGGTTATTTTCACCTGTGGCATCACCAATACCTTCAACAGAGTTTAGCCAAGCTTTAGGCCACCATCGAGATACTTGTTGTAGTAAGTCTGTCTCTGCAACTTTATGTGCGTAAGCGCCCCCAGAAAAAATCCACTTACTACCATTAAAGACCCAAATAGAGTAGCTAGTTTCAATGCTTCCTAGATACGCGGAGTCTATGTACAGATTAGTAAATTGACTGTACACACCCCCGATTAAAGTAGTGCCTCTTTCTGGGTTATCTGGAATTCCAGCATCACTTCGAACAAGTTTCCAATGAGTCATAGCACCATCAGCAGGGTCTGTAAGCACTGGCTTCCAACTAACAGAGACCATATTAAAGTCTGTAGGAATGGCTACTATCTCAGAGTTATAGTAAACACTAGCTGCTGAAATCTCGCCGTATTTAAATGTACCGTATCTGTTATATCCATAGCGGGCCATTAAACAATACCACCACTTGGGACAATCTCTAAGTTAGTGGAGATTAGATATGGAACCTCATTGTCTTCAAGATCTACAGTGGCAGCCGATGCAGCGTTTGTAGTATTAAATTTTTCTACGGTTACGTCTAGTACTCCAGGAAGAACTTGTGCTGCAGATATGACGGAGGACAATGGTATGGCTCTACCAAAAGTATTGTTAGCAAAAGTAAACAACCCAGAGGTCCCTAAGAAAGCTTGGTATACGGATAGCTTAACATCTGCCTGCTTATAGGCGGGTTTTGCAGTCACATTTAACTTTAAGTAAATTGGTTTATACACAGGGGGTTGGATAGTAAGTGTTGTTCCTACCATGATTTTATCAGCCATGTACTTCGCAACCTCAGACTTAAGAGTATTCCAAGATGTTGTAGTAGTTAAAGACGTTGCGGTGCCACCTGATACAAAGCTTCCAGTAGCCGCGTTTACAATGGTAAAGCTAGTCGTTGTAGGTACAGAAGCAATAGCTACTCCTGATAGATTGTACGCGCTTGGAGTCATGCCTGTTATAGTTACATTCTGACCTTCGTAAAAACCATGCGCTAAGGTAGTTGTAAAGGTAATTACTCCAGCTGCGGGCACAGCGTTACTTACTGCCGCGACTGCGCTGACTAAACCAGGAGTTGCCGAGTTATCATTTTGAGACTGTACGTACATGCTGATCGATGAATAGACAGAAGAAACTGCGTTTACTTTACCAGCTTGCGGCACTAAAAGTGCCAAGTCTTTATGGTCAGCTAGTGTAACAGCTCGGCGCCGTGTAGAGATTGAGGCCTTAATCTTTGACCGTAGTTGTGTTAGCCCGTCACCATCAGCACCACCGTATGCAGCAGCCTCGTTAGAAACTGTAAGTGCAGTAACAGCTTCTGGGTCAATATTTCCAGGTACGAAAGTAACTTCTTTAACTGCTAGTGCCTTAACATTTCCTGAAGCGCCCGCACTTGTTTTATACGTAGCGCTGATTAGCTGACTTGCTGGTGGGATGGCGCCGTTTACGCCGTCTCCAAATGCTATGTATAAAGTACCATCCGCATTCTGTTTTGTAGTAAATACGTTATCTGTTGGTCCCCACTCGTAAAGGTTATCTTTGTACACCCAAGAACTAAATGCGACTCCTTGTCCAACGTATGCTGTTATAGAGCTGCTAATTATATTAGAGTCTAAGATAATAAATTGTTGGCTTGCTTTTCCTGTAGAGGTTCCTAGGCTTGCTGGAAGAGGTTTATTGTAGGTACTGTCAATAAGGTCAGGACGATCTGTGTTAACTGTTTTACCTTCTTCACAACGCAGGGTAATACTATCTCCTGCGGGTACTGCAGTAGCAGACTGCTTTGTTTCAAAGTAAACTTGATAAAATGGGCCGTACGATAGGGGCGCCATTACCTGCGTACCTATAGGAATGCTAATAGCAGCGTCACTAATGTTAATAAACTTTACGTAAACTTCCGCAGGGGTAGGCCCTGAAGGTACGTAGTCAAATAGTGAAGCGTAGGCTAGTAGTGTTTCTTTTTTAATAGCAGTATCGATAGATGTCTCATTTGCAATTCTATCTAAGTAGTGGGACATGATGTCTCCCATGTACGCAAAGGATTCTACCATCACGTTACCAAGATCTGAGTAGTCTGTGGGATCCCAGGTTGTACCTGTTCGTTCTCTTACGAGGGCGATAAGGTCGGCCCTTAAAGCCGAAAAGTCTCTTGATGTATAGTCAATTTGCATGGTTACTCCATAGTTCCATCGTAATTAATTGTTCCCGTGCTTACTTGTATAGATGCCATATCGCCGCTAGGTAAACGTACGTGTACAGACACCTCTTGAAGTCCTAAAGAAGCAGCTGGTAGTATGACTTCTTCTACAGATACCTCGGGAATCCATCTAGCAACGGCTAAGTTAATTGCGCTTGGTATTGCTACCGTCGCGTTGTTTTCATTTTCAAAAAGAGCAGTAGACCAATCTACTCCATATTCAGGGTAGAACGGACGTTGGCCCACTTGCGTAGAGAGCAGTGTAACCACTCGGTCTAAAAATATTTTAGACGTATCAGAGGTAGACTCTATTACGCCGTTAACGGACATGGTAAATGGGAAGCTTATGGCTGTCTTCATGATTGAACTCCAATCCATACCGGATATTCAGGATCTCCCGCAGCAAACATTACCCATACTAACTGCCCTACACGAGGTAGAAGTCTATGTGGAGAGTGCTCAGCTGTCGTGTTAGTCTCTTGACTATCATTCCATTTTTCTGTCGTACTTGCTACCGTTTTATGCGGATGCTCTAGTTTACCACCACTAACGCCTGAGTGTGCGCCGTGCGATGCAGTAGTTGAGGCACTAAAAGAGTGCGTATGGGACTGAGTTCCCCCAGCCCCCGTAGTTCCTGAAACAGATATACTATGAGTATCGTGAGTACTTAATAGGGCTGCTACTTGTGCAGCAGTGTGGGCAATATGGTCAGGGTGATTAGAGTTACTAGTTATTGGTAGGCAAGGCGCTGCCCACCCAGTAATTTGAGTGCCGGTTGTTTGAAACACTTGGACCTGAATACGGTTCTTTTTTAATGGGTCACTGATTGATATAACCTTTGCTCCGTATAGCCCAAAGAATCTTAATCTTCCTTGAGGGTCTTGTCCGTAAACTAAATCTTTCATTATTGAACCACTCTCCCGCTACCCTTAGCAGCCCATTGTAGCGTACGTGAGACTGAGCTAAAGTCTGGGGGAGTAGTATCGGTAGCGCCCTCAACGTATGGGATTTCTGATGGAGACGTAGTTACCGCTGCTGTAGGAGCAACTAAGCCCGCATCTGGGTACAGACTAGATCCATTAACTGAGGTTGGGTTGTTTTGAAGTAAGGTGTCTACCGCAATTAGGGATTGATTAGCTAGATCAGCTTGAATATCTCGCACGTCCAGCCTAGACTTCATGGCCTCATCAATATCACCAAGAGTGTCTGCCCCCACCTCTAACTCCATCATGTAGGTAGTTGGTTTAGAACCAAACACGTGTTTAATTGATAAGACAGTCCAAAACCCTGATAAACCATTTGGTAGGCCATCTAGGTAGATAGGATCATACGGCTTTAAATCTGGGTTTCCTACAACCATCACACTTGCTCTGTGCTGATATCGGTTAGCATTAGCGTAGTCTTCAGCAATGTGCTTAGAATCCGTAAGACTTGTAGCAACTTCATAAACATGGTATTTTTTAAATGGGGCCGAAGGAGTAGTGTTTACGCTATCGTTTGAAAAATTATTCAATTAAAGTACCCCTCACTTGGAGTAACAACACCAGAAACTGCAGCCGAAGGTTTAGTATATGGGTGTGTAACACTAATAACCTTACCAGTATTAGGGTCAATGCCTGTTATTACACGGTCTACTCTAACACCTGACTCTGGGGATTTGTCGGAAATACGTGGAGTAAACTTTACAATTGTGCCCCCATACCGGTCTGACTTTGTTATAACACCGGCAATTTCTTTGTTGTCTACGTAATTAAAATACGCAGCTGTTTTTTTACCGTTGTTAAAAATTTTAGTTTTAGATACAAAATAAATAGTTGTGTTGTCTGCTCTTAGGGCAAAACCTGTTTGATTAGCTAAGCGTCTAAGCATTTGCCATTGGCTCTGCCCGGCCTGTACCCAGTCCTTTACTCTAGGATGTCGTTGAGTTATTGCCTCTAGGCCATTACTTTTAGCAATCTGAGTCAGTACTTGGTCTGCGGTAATATTTTTGTATATCTTTTGATCTGGTTTTTTTAGTATGTATGATGCGCCCAAACAGATAATATCTGTGTTACCGCTTTGAACTGTGTTAGAAGTGTCTACAGAGTTTATGTACCCGTACCAAGTGCGGGTAATAGCACCAGCAGAAAATGTAAACACAACCGGGTCTTCTGAAATTAGGGCTTCTTTTTCTTCCAGTAGGTGCCCTTTAAAGTGCAGTACAAGTCGGTCGTGCTCATCCGCATCCATATATAGCTCAGCAGCTATAAGGATAAGGTTCATATCAGGAGCTTTAGGAAATGAAACGGTAAAATTACTGTAGAGAGGGGATCCAGCAGAGTGCCAGACAAAGTTTTGTTGCGCAGGTGTAGGACTATTTTCCATAAGGAATCCGTACTACTGTTCCCGGCTCAATAGAAAAACAATCATCGATCTCTGGATTTATATCTAGAATAACCCACCAAAATTTCGGGGAACTACCGTAGCGCTCTGCAAGATGCGCCATAGTATCTGTTTCTTTCCAAGTGTACTCCGCATAAGAGGTCGATACTCTTGTAGGAAACTTTCTAAACACAGATATTGCGTACTCATCAGTGTACTTTTGTTTAGTCTGAGCAAGAGGACCATCATAATATCTAGATACGCGCTCAATCATTTTGGGAATCTCCGTTATCTTCAACAGCAGTGTAGTTCTTATATTGAGTTACGTCTAGAGCACCCTGGCCTTTTTTGTCATCTCCGCTTGCTTTTAATGGGCTATAGGCAGGGTAACGAGTAAAGGATAAGTCTACTGTGCTAAACATAGGTACCATTTTATCAGTAAACATTACGTGGTTTACAGAAAATCCTGCTACCGACCCAAACACTCTAAAGTTATCGTTTAGGTAAAGCCAACATGGTACACCGGTTGTGTACCCAAAGTCTGCCGACCTTCCTTTATATGAAGGATTAAATAATAAGTTATTTTCTGTAGGGTTGCCATTAAGCACTCTGTATAGAAATTCTATATCGTATTCAGTTCCACGGTTAAGTATTCCGTCTACTTCTTCTTGCTGAAGTTCTCGCGGATACCCTCTGTAGTTACTATGCTGCAAAGCAGTCATATCCATAACACGGTTTAGGTAGAGAGATAAATTTATAGTTTGGTTTCCAGCTAAAAGTACAGAGACGTCAGCTGCACCCAAGGTCCAGTCAATACTGTTATTAGCAGAAGTACTGTAGTTAAATGTGGTCGGGTTATACATAAACCTAAAGCCCCAAATCTTAGGGCCCTTATCATCGTACAACTCTATTTTACTATTATTTAAAGCTTTTGCAGAAGCAGAATCTTGAAATAAGCGTCCTCGTTCAAAATTAAGGGTGTTAAGGTAAGTTAAGTTTTTTACTTGGGCTGCAGTCAGACGCGTAGTCTCCCATGAGTTTACTTCGTTAGATATTAGGTCACCAAATGACATACTTCTACTAACAGTATGTGGGGGAGGATTCCATCTTAGGTCTGCAGTAGGCGGCTTAGCTACAACAGCCACTGGTGGCTTGTTGTCTTCCGTAACACCGCCATTTCCCGAACCGCCATTTCCCGAAGTGCTTCCCGAGCAATCTCCCGATCCTGCAGCCATATTTTTTAACTTTTTTATTTGAGCCATAACTTCTGATGGCCAAACATTTTGGTCTTTTCCAGCTGATACAAACTTTCTTTTGATCGGCGTAGCTAGTCCAGTACCGTCTGCTTTTGTTGTGTACAGGGTCATAAAAAACCCCGGTTTAGCAGACGATGTGGCATCAGTTTGACTGTCTTCAAGACGAAGGCTATACCACAATTTGTCACAGCTGTTGTAAATAGTATACGGACTATTAGCACTTGCTGTTTTAAGGGACTGAGGAATTTTAGGGGCTTTAGGGGCGGTGCTAACTTTTAAAGTTGGGTTAGGCCCCTTCAGTGTAGGGTGTTGAGTACTGGCATTAGGATCAACATCTGTACCGGATGAGCCTGTAGGACAGCAGGTACTATCGTTAGTAATATCAATCTTGAATTTTACCGCGGCAAAGTCCCCTGTTTCTTTTGCCTTAAGCGTAAACATAAAAGCTACGCCTAGATTATGCGGGCTAACTCTGTCAGGAGATTTTACAGCACTTGCTATAATGTATTTGCCGAAATCAGTATGTTCTGCTTTTGTTTGAATTTTTCCTCTAGCAAACTTATTGTAACCATTCCAGGTGCTATCGATACTAAGCGTTACTAGGTCTCCGCTTAAGTTAGGGAGCCAATAGTGGTGGTTGTTCGCGTTGTTCTTCATGTAGACACGAACAAGGTATAAAAGCTCTGTACCTTTTTGGATAGTAGTTTTCTTTTTAGAGCTTACTAGGGTCTCAGCCTGCTCTTGCATCCAAGCATCGCCAGAAAACACAATTCTATTTGTAATAGCGTCATCAAGTGCTTTGGTTGCATCATCTGTAGCGCCGTGAAAACGACTAGCAATATCAAAGTTTTCCCAAATTTCTACCGTGTAATAGTATGAAAAAGACATTAGAAGGTACCCAATCCTTTCAATCGTAGCTCTCTTTCAAGATCAGCTTTAAATGCTGAGAGCATAGCCTTAGCTCCAGCAGGAGATGCTTGAGCAATATTTACATTCATATCTACCTTAATTGTAACATTAGAGTTTGCTGACACATTAGCAGAACCTGCCTGACGCATTGGGGGAGCTGTTGCAACTCCCATGCCCATTTCAGACGACCCGCCGCCTTGACCAGTCTTTACTCTTTCAGCATCGTCTAAGAATTTAGCAAAGGTGCCGTCCTTATATGTGCTCCACCTAGCCCAGTTATTTCCGTGGCCTGTCATGTGGTAGGCAACTTTAGCGTTGGTTAGCGGATTAAATAGATCTCTGTTTCCAGACAACTTAAAGGTCTTACCTTGATTATCTTTCCAGTGCTTTGATAAACGTTCTTTCTGAAGCGCTCCAAGCATGTTAATTTGGAATAGGCCGTAAGAATTATCACCTGTTTTATGGTTGTCGTTGTGGGCATTAGCACGGCCACCAGATTCAGCTAGGGCTACTGCAAACGCTGTGTTTAAGCCTTTACCCTTAAATCCAACCTTGCTGAGAAGTTGCATTAGGCCTTTACGACCTCCGCCTACCATACTTCCAGAGTCACCAGAAACTTTATCTGTAACAGTGTTCATGCTCTTAAATCTAGAACCCAACATTTTTTGCGCATCATTAAAATCTAGTGGTGCACCAAATCCAGAGCCAAGAAGAGATGCTAAGTCCGAAGAGGAGAGCTCGCTCATAGATGTAAACTTTTCCATAGATCCTGATGAACCATAAGAAGAGCGGCGCACTTGGGACGTAAAGTTTTCAAATGGTTCTGTGTATCCCTTTTTACCAATGATATTGGCAGGGTTAATCTGTACGCCTTTTTTATTTAAAATTTCAAAGTGAAGATGGGGACCTGTAGAGTTACCTGCTCCAGGTGCCCCCGGCTTACCGCCAGATTTACCAATAACTTGATTTGCCCTAATCTTGTCGCCCTTACCTACCTGCATAGAGCTTAAGTGGGCATAGCGGGATGAGTATCCATTTGGGTGTTTAATAACAATGTTATTTCCCCAACCAGATCCTTGTCCAACAAAGGTTACTACACCAGGGCCAACGGACTCAACTGGTGTTCCTACCCTAACTCCATAGTCTACGCCTCGGTGAAAACGACTAATAGTTCTAGACCCTCTTCTTGGTCCCCATGGAGAAGTTATAGGGCTTGCCGCAGGTACTGGGCTTGACATAAGAGCTGTCTCTTTAGGTCCAGCCACCCCCATGTTCATTGTGTTACCTGTTGGGCCGCCCATACCAAATAGCTGACCAAGTGCGTTACCGCCACCGGCAAGTAGCGCACCTATAATTGCACCAGGTCCAGCGGCAACTCCCATACCCAGTGCTCCTACAGCAGCACCACCAGCTGCACCTATTCCAGCAGATTTAAGTACAGATCCCCAGTCAAAGCCACCTTTCTTTTTAGCGTCACTGTAGCCACCATAAGCAGATAGTGCGGTGCCAAGTACTGGAACACCTTTACCTAAAAACTTAGCGCCCTTACTAAGAGCGCCCATTAATCCACCGGCACCTTTTACGATTCCACTTCCTCCACTTGCCAGACTGGCAGCGCCGGTCTTACCCATCATGCCTTTTAGCATCTTGAGCTGTAGTGCGGATACTCCCAAGCCTACTGCACTAGAAACGCTATTAGACACAGTTGCGCCCATATTTCCAGCATTAGGCATAGTTTCTAAAATGCCCTTAAATGTCATCAAGGCTTTTGTTACTCCAGGCAACGTTTCAGCTAAAGAACTAAAGCCGTTGTTTAATGCGGCTGTAGCGTTAAGTCCAGTATTGTATCCACCTACTAAGCCTTGCTCTGTGGCTGCAAGCTTGCGGTTTTCACTAGACTGATAGTTAAAGTTAGAACGAGTAGGGCTGCTCTTGTCTACACCCATAACATCTAGAATCTTGTTTGGATCTTTACTGGTCATTGCTTTATTAAACTTAGATGCGCTACCTGCACTAGCACGAGCTAGAATACCCGCGCTTAACGCCTGCTGTAGGTTTGCGTCCCCACCAGTTAATGTTTGAAGAGTAGCATAGCCTTTAGAACCAGGGTTTAAGATAAGTGCTGCTTGTTCCTTTGTGATTTTTTGACCACGGAACATAAAGTTGTATACTTCATTGATAAGCTGATTCATAGGGCGTAAATTGCCCTTGTCATCACGAAGTCGAATTCCGCCTCGTAAGAAGCCCATTCCGTTTGCGCCAGCAATACTTGCAGCTACTTGTTCGTTAGTACCGCCAGTAAGCGCACTCATTGAGCCGAGTTGACTCATGATGTTCTTAGAGCTTACAGAACTAGCACTGTACCCGCCGCCGTACATAAGCGTAGCCTGTGCCATAGTTGGGCCCATAGCGCTTGTAGCGCCACCGCCTACTTGACGATTAGCCTGAAGTATAGCTCTGCGAGAACTCATGCCGCTTAGACCGGCGTAAGAGTCTGCGCCTAGTCTCTGTGTTACAGCAGCCATTGTATTTGGTGCCATACCCATAGCTGCAGAGCCAACAGCCATTACAGCCATGCCTGCATAACCCGCAGCACGTTTAATAGGGCTTAGGCCAATACGCCCTGAGCCTACCTTATCAGAGTCTTCTGAGACTTTGATCTTTCCGGCTTCTTTGTTAGCATCCTTTATATCTTTAAGGATGCCCTCAGTATACTTCTTTACTTCTTTAAAGCCCTTTAGTAAGTTTTTAGGGATGCTGTTTACATCGATGTCTTCGCCAGTTACAGAGGTGCCCTTTGCCTCATCTGACGCGCCAACCATGCTTTGCGCACCTGCCATTTAACTCACCGCCTTAAATTGTTAGCTGACATTTTGAGCCAGTTAATTCTTTCAGAATAAGTAAGAGTTTTAATCTCACTTAGCGTCCATCCCGGATGAAGACTGCTTAGGGTGTAGTACGTCTCCATAAGAGTTTCATAGTCCGTTTTCTCAAAACAAATCCGCTAAGGTTAGCGGTAGCGGCACCTCCTGGCCGCAAGAAGCACATGGCTTCTTTAGCTCACTAAGCTGTGGGCCTGGGTTACGTTTTGTAATCTCATCTACAAGTGTTCTACGATCTTTAATAGTTAGTTTTCTAACTTGATCCGCCGACATAATCGGCGTATCATTAATAGAGATAATGCACTTTCGTAGAAGAATAGTGTCTAGCTCTGCTGAGGTCTTAGAAGCCCCGCTTACTAGTTCTCTCTGAGTTGCCCCATTAGGCAAAGCTACCAATACATCACCTAAAGAAGTAGGGAGTGTGAACTCTCTATCTCCCTCTAGCTTTTTCATTGGTACGTCCTTATCTAGGTTTACATCAAATACCTGTTGCGTTTCGCACTTAGGGCAAGCACCTGGTCCAAGTTTAATATCAGAGCCGAAGGTGATCTTTCTAATTGCTAGCAAAAGCATTTCACGATCTCCGGCTAACATAAGATCTAGGATCTCTTTGTTAGCAGGGCTATTACCAATCTTTACTGTGCCACGATCTAAGATCTCTAATAGAGCTTTTCCAGTATCAGTTATCTTAGAGATAGCTTCCTCATCCACTCCGTTAAGTTCTCTAATCTCTGCTGTCATAGCTACTCCTTCAAATGGATCATAAAATCCACCAAGTAGTTCTACCTCTGTAGCAGAAGGCAACGTTAGAGGTTCTTTTTGAACCTGGACAGTTGCCTCCTGCTCAGCAAGAGATATGGCATCAGAAACAGCTTTGTTTGCTAATGCTGGATTAGTTGACGCATTTATAGTCGAATCTGTAGTCATATTTTATCCTTTTGTTATATTAGTTATACCGAGAATGTGCTCTTAGCAGATTGATCTTTAGTGTACCCAGTTCCGTAAATAACTTCAAAACCTTCGTGTACCAGTGTCATCTCTTCTACAAGAGCGGTGTTCGCACCTGCGTCAAGACTACCATAGGTAAGGTTTGTGATCCAAGCGTTATACACTCGGAAGCGAAGAGATGTGTGCTGGTCAAGGATACTAGACTGTGGTGCAGTCGAATCTGATCCGGCCCAAGCACCTGGGTTTGGATGTGATAGTACCTGAATGTCTAGCTGGCAGCGGAAATCTAATCCGGCACCGCTAGCTCCTTCAGTTCCTTGCTTTGGGGTGATGATTTGGAATAAGCGCTTCATCCATAGTGAGTTCTCATGCTTTCCTAGCATTACGCCCTTTGATAATGTAATAGGAGTAAATGAAGATTGGCCTGGGAACTGATGGAAGTTAGTGTTGTAGCCACCTTCGCGGTATGCGATAGGTTCAGTTGTTACGCTTAAACCTGAAAGTGATACGAAACCAAGTTTTCCAAAGTTAGCGCCCCAAGTACCTGTACTACCTGCAGCAGGCTTATCATTAGGGGTGATGGTAACAATGAAACGAAAATTACGGACTGGGTCAGTAATTAAGTGTGATAGGGGATTTACAACTGCGGTGTCTGCCGCATTTGTTGTTGCTGGGGGGGTTGCCATTTATATTTTCTCCTTAAGCCGTAGCGGAACCGGTAAGTTGTCCAAGCTTAATGACAACGAACTCTGTAGGGTATTGAAGAGCAACGCCAACCTCAATGTTAATTCGGCCGGCTTGAATATCGGCAAAAGGAGTGGTTGTGCTATCGCACTTTACGTAAAATGCCTGTGCTGGGTTAGCGCCACGAAGACCGCCTGCTTGCCAGTACATGCGCAAGAAATTAGAGATCGATGTGCGTAGGCTTAGCCATAGGCGTTCATCGTTGTTTTCAAACACTGCAAAAGCGCTACGTTCAGATAGCTCTTTTTCAATGTAGATAAGTGAACGACGAATATTGATGTAGCGATTTTCTGGGGTATTGTCCATTGTACGGCCACCCATAATTACAAGACCATTACCTGGTACTTGACGAATCGCATTAAGAGGGGTGATGGTTGTGTTGATGTCGTCAAGCTCTGCATTAGTGAATTGGTGCTCTGTAGCCACAGATAAAGCAATTCGGTTGTTATATCCGGCAGGAGTCTTAAAGACACCGCGAGATGCGTCAGTAGCTAGATACTGACCAACTACAGAAGCTCCTGGAGCCTGAAGGCGTAGAGTGCCTTGAGCTTTAGTTGTATCTGGGATGTAGAACCAAGGATAGTAAGCTGCTACGTTTCCACCTGTAGAGGTAGCCGCGTAGATTGCTTTGATATCGCTAGCTTGAGTTTTTGCATCAGCAACGTTCAGTCCTGAAGGAGTATCAACAACTGCAAACACGTCTGTACGAGAAGATGCGTAAACTACTACATCTCCAGCAAGCTGTCCTGATAGTTCATCAGTAGATGCATATGCGGCATCTGGGTTGTACGCAACGAGAGGATTATCGATTGGGTCAAATAGAGTCCACGCAGTCTGATAAGCAGAACGAGCAGGCGCAGAGCCATTAGCTCCGCCGCTTAGTGCGGTTACTGATCCACCAAGTGCTGGAGTTACTTCTTCGTCTACGCCCGAGATACGGATATACGCTGATGAAGAGTTGATTACAGAAAGAACATAGTTACGGTCTGTAGGATCCATGCTTAGGTCAGTAAATTGTTCTACTGGATTTGATAAAGCGTTACCAAAGATTGTTGGTGCGCCGTAAACGATAAGTCCAAAGCGTGCTGCGCTTCCCGCAACTACAAGCTTTACGCCGTAGCTTGAGGACCATGCGCCAGCTGAAGATGCGGTTACTGTAAACGCATTATTAGCTGGGTCATCACCATCAGTGATAGTTACTGTACCAGCGGCTGCTCTT